TGATACCGGGTCGCTGACGCGCGGCGGTTTCATGGGCAATCCGGTCGGGTTCCGGTCGGTCAAGCTGATCGCCGAGGCGGCGGCGGCGGTGCCGCTGGTCTGCGAGGATCGCGAGCGGCGATATGACGTGCATCCGGTGCTGGATCTGCTGCGACGTCCCAACCCGGGCCAGGGACGGGCGGAATTGTTCGAAGCCCTCTTCGGGCAATTGCTGCTGTCGGGCAACGGCTATGTCGAGGCGGTCGGATTGTCCGGGGCGGGGCTGCCGGAAGAACTGCATGTTCTGCGTTCGGACCGGATGAGCATCGTTCCCGGCACGGATGGCTGGCCGGTGGCGTTCGAATATTCCGTTGGCGGGCGCAAGCATCGTTTCGACATGACCGGCAGCCCCGATCCGATCTGCCACATCAAGAGCTTTCATCCGCAGGACGATCACTACGGATTGTCGCCGATGCAGGCAGCGGCGGTGGCGCTGGATGTGCATAACAGCGCCAGCGCCTGGTCCAAGGCGCTGCTGGACAACGCCGCGAGGCCAAGTGGCGCCATCGTCTACAAGGGCGTCGACGGGCAGGGGGTTCTGAGCCCCGAACAATATGACCGCTTGGTCGGCGAGATCGAGATGAACCATCAGGGCGCACGCAATGCCGGGCGACCGATGCTGCTGGAAGGCGGGCTGGACTGGAAGCCGATGGGATTCAGCCCCAGCGACATGGAGTTTCATGAAACCAAGCTGTCGGCGGCGCGCGAGATCGCGCTGGCCTTTGGCGTTCCGCCCATGCTGCTGGGGATCCCCGGGGATGCGACCTATGCAAACTATGCCGAGGCGCACCGGGCCTTCTATCGGCTGACCGTTCTGCCGCTGGCGACGCGGGTGTCCGCGTCAGTGGCCTGGTGGCTCTCTGAGCATATGGGCACCGAGGTCGATCTGCGTCCCGATCCCGACCGAATTCCGGCCCTGGCAGAAGAGCGGGATCAGCAATGGGCCCGGATCGGCGGGGCGAGTTTTCTCAGCGATGCCGAAAAGCGGGCGCTGCTGGGGCTGCCTCCGCTGACCGATGGGTGAGCCGATGGAAGGATCGCGTTTCATCGAGGCGGGCTTGTGGCGCGACCAGCGATTTGAGGCGCAGGAGCGGATCATGGCGCTGCAATTCGGCACCGTCGAGAAGCGGCTGGAGCGCATCGAGGCGCTGATGGAGGGCCTGGAGCGGCGGCTGTGGATGACGGTTTACGGCGTCGTCGCCGTCATCCTGACCCAGGCCATTCAGGGAATAATCGACTACGTGCCCAAAGGAGGCTGAGGGATGGTTCCGGGACTTGAGGTGAAATTCGCGGGCGGGGCTCCGGTCCTGAGCGAAGGCCATGTAATCGAAGGCTATGCCAGCCTGTTCGGGATGACGGATCAGGGCGGCGACGCGGTTCTTCCGGGCGCCTTCGCAGCCTCGCTGAAGAAGCTGGCGGGCAAGGGCGACAAGGTTCGGATGCTGTGGCAGCACGATCCGACACGGCCCATCGGTGTCTGGGACGAGATCCGCGAGGATCAGACAGGGCTGTGGGTCAAGGGTCGCCTGCTGCGCGAGGTCGCGCAGGCCCGCGAAGCGGCGGCGCTGATTCAGGCCGGTGCGATCGATGGCCTGTCCATCGGCTATCGCACGATCCGCGCCGAGCGCGATCAGAAAGGGCGCCGCGCCCTGGCCGAGGTCGAATTGTGGGAAGTGTCGCTGGTGACCTTTCCGATGCTGCCCGAGGCCAAGGTCGGCCGCAAGGAAACGGACGATCTGCGCGAGATCGCGGCGCTGTTTTCGGCGGCCGTCGAGGCGCTGCGGGCAGACTGAAATCCGGGGTCGCGCCGCATCGGCGCGGCCGCGGCAAGATGCGCCGGGACGCATCATTCGGGTTCGGGTCGTTCCTGACCCGGCAGCAGGGGCGGATCGGCCCCGATCATCGCGATGAGGAGAAGATTATGACCGAGGTGAAGGCCGCGGGCGGCGGTGACGCGTCCGCCGATCTGAAAGGGGCCATGACAGGGTTCGTGAGCGAACTCAGAGGGTTCCGAGACGACATTCAGAAGAAGCTCAATGCACAGGAAGAGCGTATGAACATGCTTGATCGCAAGACCGCCATTCGGGGCCGCGCGCCTCTTTCGACCGTGGCCGAGACCGAGGTTCCGCATCAGAAGGCATTCAACGCCTATCTGCGCAGCGGCGATGACGACGGTCTGCGCGGCCTTGCGGTCGAGGAAAAGGGGCTGAGCGTGGCCAGCGACGGTGGTTTCCTGGCGGCCCCCCAGGTCGCCGACAGCGTGCAATCGGTGCTCTCCACCGGTGCGTCGCTGCGCAAGCTGGCCAATGTCGTGACCGTCGAATCCTCGGCCTACGAGGTTCTGGTGGACAAGGGTGACATGGGTGCGGGCTGGGCCGACGAGGCCGAGCCGGTCGAGTCCGGCGCCGGCGGTGTCGAACGGATCTCGATCCCGGTTCACGAATTGTCGGCGATGCCGAAGGCCAGTCAGCGCCTGCTGGACGATGCCGCCTTCGACGTCGAGGCATGGCTGGCCGAGCGGATCGCCGACAAGTTCGCGCGTTCGGAAGCAGCAGCCTTCATTTCGGGCGATGGTGTATCGAAGCCGAAGGGCATTCTGGCCTATCCGACGGCGCCGAACGACAGCGCCGGCGCGGGCGAGATCGGCGTTATCGGCACGGGCGCGATCGGCGAGTTCAACTCGGCCGCGCCGGCCGATCCGCTGATCGACCTGATCTATGCCCTGCCTGCGGAATATCGCGCCAATGCCAGCTTCGTGATGAATTCGAAGACGGCAGCGCAGGTTCGCAAGATGAAGGATGCCGATGGGCGCTTTCTGTGGAGCGACGCCCTGGCTGCCGGTCAGGTGCCGCAGCTTCTGGGCTATCCGGTTCTGATCAGCGAGGACATGCCGGATATCGGTTTTGACGCCCTGGCCATCGCCTTCGGCGATTTCCATGCCGCCTACACCATTGTCGAGCGTCCCGACCTGCGCGTGTTGCGCGATCCGTTCAGCGCCAAGCCGCATGTTCTGTTCTATGCGACCAAGCGCGTCGGCGGCGGCGTCACCGACTTCCGCGCGGTCAAGTTCCTGCAGTTCGCCTGATCCTTCGGGGTCGGGCGAGGGAAGGGGCCGCGCGCGGGTCGCGCGCCGGTCATGCTGGCTTTGCAACTGTCCGCGCGTGCTGATGGCTGGCGCGCGGGCGCGGTCCTTTCCCGCCTGAAGCAATGGCGGGGCCCATGGTCGGGCCCCGCCTCGGTGGAACGAATGGCGGACGGCAGGACGGGAGGTTCGCAAGATGATGCTGATTGAGGAAACGGCGCCCGCGGCGGAGGCGCTGCCTGTCGCCTCCTTGCGCGAGCATTTGCGCCTCGGCTCGGGTTTCGAGATTGCCGAGGATAATGCGGAAACGGCGGCGCTGACGGGCTATCTGCGCGCCGCGATCGCCGCGATCGAGGCGCGCACGGGCAAGGTCCTGCTGACGCGGCGTTTTCGGATGCAACTGGACGATTGGCGCGACCGGCTGGGACAGACGCTGCCGCTGGCGCCCGTGGTCACGGTCGACAGGATCGAGATCGATGACGGGGCCGGCACGGTAACGACGCTGCAACCCGACGGCTGGCGGCTGCTGCCCGACATGCAGCGCCCGACCATTCTACCGGCGGGTGTCATTCTGCCCAACGTGCCGCGCCGGGGCTTTCTGACGATTACCTTCACGGCAGGGTTCGGCGATACTTGGGCTTCGGTGCCGGCCGATCTGTCGCAGGCGGTTCTGATGCTGGCCACGCGATATTACGAGGATCGCAGCTTCGAGGGATCGGCGAATGCGATGCCCTTCGGGGTCAGCGCACTGATCGAACGCTGGCGCCAGATCCGCACCCTGGCGGGGCGCGGTCAGCGCGAGGTGCGTTGATGGGCGCGCCGAGGCTGAACGTGCGCCTGGCGCTGGAAGCGCCAGAGCGTCAGAGCGACGGGCTGGGCGGTTATCGCGTGGTCTGGCGGCAACTGGGATTTCTGTGGGCCGAACTGGATTCGGGTTCGGGGCGGCGGCGGTCGGCAGAGGTGGGCGCGGAAAGCGTCGTATCCTGGAAGATCACGGTGCGGTCTGCGGCGACGGGCGATCCAAGGCGGCCGGCACCCGGACAGAGGTTGCGGCTGGATCGCCGGTTCTTCCGGATCGATGCGGTCGCCGAGCGGGACCGTGACGGCCTGTGGCTGACATGTTTTGCGCGCGAGGAGGATCAGGCATGAGTTATGCGGCTTCCGTCGCCCTTCAGGGCGCGGTCTATCAGCGACTGCGGGCCGACGCAGTGTTGTCCGAACTGGTCGGAGACGCGATTTATGACGCGATGCCGGTCGATGCGCCCAGCGGGGTCTTCGTCTCGCTGGGTCCCGAAGAGGTGCGCGATGCCGGCGATTTCGATCGCGCCGGATCCCAGCACGATTTCATCGTCTCGGTTCTGTCGGGCACGGATGAAAGCGCGGGATTCGCCGCCGTGAAAACGGCTGCCGTTGCTGTCGCGGAGGCTTTGGAACGTGCCGAACTGACGCTGGATCGCGGCGATCTGGCCGGAATGTGGTTCCTGCGCGCCAAGGCGCGGCGGGTGGAAAATGGTGCGGCGCGGCGGGTCGATCTGACCGTCCGTGCCCGCAT